CGCTATTAAGATTTTAAAAGAAACAAATCGATACAAAGATACTAGCTTTAACAAAAGTTATTCACGATATGATTTTAATAACGGCTCGTACATAGAATTTTTTTCCGTTGAAGATAGTACAAAGTTAAGAGGTGCTAGACGAGATATACTATATATAAATGAGTGTAATAATATTACATTTGAAGCATACAACGAACTAGCAGTCAGAACGAAAAAAGAGGTATATTTAGATTTCAACCCTGCTAATGAATTTTGGGTACATACTGATCTAAAAGAGGATAAAGATGCAGACTTTTTAATACTTACATATAAAGACAACGATGCTTTAGATAAAAGAATTATTAACGAAATAGAAAAAGCAAGAGAAAAAGCCAAGACATCTTCATATTGGGATAACTGGTGGCGAGTCTATGGACTTGGGCAAATAGGTAATCTTCAAGGAGTTGTATTTGATAACTGGAATGAGATTGATAAAATACCAGACGATGCAAGATTGTTAGGACTAGGAGTTGACTTTGGTTATAGTAACGACCCTACGGCAATAGTTGAGATCTATAAATGGAACGATAAAAGAATAGTTAACGAACTATGTTATCAGACAAGTCTAGTTAATTCTGAAATAGCAAAAAAATTACCGTCAGGAGTTATATGCTATGCAGATAGTGCCGAGCCAAAGTCAATAGAAGAAATTAGGCGAGAAAATAAAATGATAAAAGGTGCTACAAAAGGTCGAGATAGTATTTTATTTGGAATACAGTTAATGCAAAGTCAAGAGTACCTTATAACATCGCAAAGTAAAAATCTTTTAAAAGAGTTAAGAAGCTATATTTGGGACACTGATAAAACTGGCAAGAGATTAAACAAGCCAAGAGGTGGACAAGACCATTTAATTGATGCTTTAAGATACCACGAAAGTGAAAGTCTAGGCAATAAAACATATGGACAATACTTTATAAAATAAGACAAAAACAAAAATAAGCGTTATAATAATATGGAGGCAACAATAAAAATACCAACCGATTTAAATGAGATACCATTAAAAAGTTATCAAAAATTTATTTCAGTTGTAGATAAATCTAATGATGATGAATTTATATGTCATAAAATGATAGAGATATTTTGTGGTTTAAGATTAAGAGATGTATTTGAAGTAAGGTGGAAAGACGTACAAGACATCGCTATACATATGACACAGTTATTTAAAAACAAACCAGAGTTTAAAAAAAGTTTCACAATACAAGATATCGAGTTTGGTTTTATTCCAGATCTAGAAAATATGTCGTTTGGCGAATATATAGACTTGTCAAATAACATTAATAAAATGGATACTTTTCACAAAGCTATGGCAGTTTTATATCGCCCTATAAAGTTTAAAAAAGGCAATAAGTATGAAATAGAAAAATACGAGGGTTCAGCTACTTATTCAGAAGTAATGAAGTTTGCTCCACTTGGAATTGCATTAGGTGCAAAGGTTTTTTTTTGGAATTTAACAAACGATTTGTTAAAGGCTACGAGTATTTATTTGGAGAAAATGACGAAGAAGCAAATGACTTCTCGCAAAGAAAACAATTTGGAAAACAATGGGGATGGTATCAATCACTATATGCCATTGCTCAAGGAGACATTACAAAGTTTAAAGAAATTACCGAACTACGGGTACGAGAATGCCTTACATACCTCACTTTTGAAAAGCAAAAACGAGATATTGAAAACAGTGAGATGCAGCGACAACTAAACAAAATGAATAAATAATGTACTACGAAATTTTAACAAAGTTACAAACGGAATTAAATAATGATCCTTTAATTAACACAGTTAGCGAGGGCGATATTTTTTCCATAGATCTAAACAAGCAAACTATATTTCCATTATGTCATATTATGGTAAATAGTGCTACGTTTGTAGATAATGTAATTCAATACAATATTTCTATTATGGCTATGGATGTTGTTGATATATCTAAAGAAGAAACAACGGACAAATTTAGAGGAAACGATAATGAGCAAGACATCTTAAATACGCAAATAAATATTCTTAATAGACTCTATGAAAAGTTAAGACGAGGTAATTTATACGATGACAATTACCAAGTAGACGGAACGCCATCACTAGAGCCTTTCATCGATAGATTTGAGAACAAACTTGCTGGTTGGACTATGACCGTAAATATAAATACACCTAATGTAATGACTGTTTGCGATGTCTGATAATGATAACTTATTAAAAGCATTAAAAATCTTTGAGCAAAAAGTATTAGACGCTGCAAAGAAAAATGTAAGGCAAAAACACGATAGTACAAAACTAGCCGAATCATTAAATGCTGAAATAAAAGTTATGCCAAATTCAATAAGAATGTTTTTTGAAATGTCTTTTTATGGATGGTTTCAAGATCAAGGAGTAAAAGGTGTAAAAAGTGGCCGTTCATTATCAAACTATTCTTATAAAAGTAAAGGTGGAAAAAAAGGCTTAAAAGGTATGCCACCACCTAGTGCTTTTGACAAATGGACCATTAGAAAAAGAATTGCGCCAAGAGATAAAAAAGGCAGATTTTTAAAAAGAAAATCTATAAACTTTTTAATTGCTAGAAGCGTATTCAATCATGGTATAAAACCAAGTATGTTTTTTACTAGACCATTTAAAGAAGCATATAAACAATTACCCGATACACTTATTGAAGCCTATGGCGAAGATTATTTTAGAATATTAAGTGATATTATTGACGAAAATTTAAAAACTACATAATGGCAAATATTTATACAAGAAGTCCACACATTATTGAAATAGATGAGTCTGGTGTAACTGGTTCAAAAGTCGAGTTATTTATTTATTATGCTGGTGGATCTGCTCCTACAAATCCACAATATACACTAGAAAAAGCAATTCCATCTTCGAGTAATTTAAAAATGTATTATGACGTTTCTCCTTATCTACGAGAGTATATAAACTTTGATACTAGACAGTCATTAATAGGCTCAAGTGGATCTTCTGGAATTACATTAAATACCTATAATCAATATGTAATAGCACAAATAAAAACTTATAAATTAGCATCTGGTACTTATACACTACTTGCTACTGCAAGCTATTTTTGTTTTGACGGTTACGGATATTATTCAGAGGGTGCAAATCCTAATCCAGTAGGACCATATTTTTCGTTAGATGAGGGTACTTATTACTATAAAGCAAACGGTAATCCAACATCAGTCGTAGCAGATAGAGCAGGATTGATAGGTGTTTGGAATGGTGGCACAAGTACCGATGTTAAATATACTGATCTATCTAGTGGAGCAACTCATACTGTATCAGCACCTTTTTCATCTTCACAAAGGTTATATGATGTACCAGCAGTTTGGTACGACTATTATGCTAATGGAAATAAAGTTGAATTTATTACTGGTGGAACTACCTTTCATACATATCATTTTAGACCAAAATGTGAAACTAAATATACACCAGTATTAATTGACTTTGTAAATAAGCAAGGATATTGGCAACGAGAATGGTTTTATAAAGCATCTAGAAATAACATAACTACAAAAGAGAGCATCTATAATTTAATGCAATCAAGCAGTCATTCATATAGTACTTTACAAGGACAACGAAAAGGCTTTAATAATAATGGCGAAGAAACTATTACATGTAATACTGGTAATGTAGCAGAAGATTTTTTTGAAACTATACAACAAATACTATTAAGCGAAAGAATATTAATTGATAGTTTGCCAGTTACAGTCGACAGCAAGAGCATGGAGAAAAATAAAGGCGTTAATAAACAAGGCAATATAAATTATACGCTAACATTCAAATTTGCGTTTGATATAATTAATTCAGTTATATGAGAAAAATACAAGTTTATATTGAGGGAGTTATGCTCGATTTGTTTAAAGACGAACAAATACAAGTCAACTCTACAATACAAAATATTGCTGACATTTCAAAAGTGTATACAGATTTTAGTCAGTCATTTACTGTCCCTGCAACTGAAAACAATAATAAAATATTTAGTCATTTCTATAATAGCGATGTAAAATATTACAATCCAAATAACGTATCTTCATTTACAACAGTTTTTAATGTAAATACTAGAAAAGATGCAAGAATTGAAATAAATCTAACACCTTTTCGTACTGGTAAAATTCAGCTTGAAAAAGCTAATATAAAAAACGGAAAGCCAGAAAGTTACTCTATTACTTTTTATGGCGATGTAACTGCTTTAAAAGATAAATTTGGCGAGGATATGTTAAGTGACTTGGATATATCTTCAATCACACATACTTATAACGGAACAGAAGTATTAAATCGTATTACTGACCACGTTACTGATTTTGATATTCGTTACCCATTAATTAGTAGTGAACGGAATTGGAATTACGGAGGCTCGCCATCTTCAAATGATATTACAAGCAGTAGTGGTCGTATAGTTTTTACCGAACTTTTTCCTGCAGTTAAGGTTAGTAAAATATTTGATATTATAGA